TTATGAAGGCGTAGCGGTGTGCCGCTTGCCAAAATCAATCTTCCGCAACCCTCGTCTCAGCGCGAAGCCTAATAGCATGTAACCCCATGCGATTATTCCACCGAGGCTGAGCAGCATAGTGATCAGAAATGCAAACGGGCCGGCGTTGGAACCTAGATATGTGACTATCATATCAATGGTGCTCAAAGGTACTGCAAGCGCCATGATGAAGACCACTATCACAGCCTGCCCGGAGATCTCGTGATATGGCAACGGGGTTCTTTTCGGCGTCTTGGCTGATATCAAAATTCCCGAAAGCTCAAGGTCTTCGTTGGCCCCGGTATGGAGAACATCGCAGATAAATCCCTGCCTCGGTTCAAGATATTCAAAGCTAATTGAAATGGCACCTTGGTCTTCGGGTGAAAGGGCAACGTCCATGGCGCTGTCGGCCATGCTCGCGACTGACCTTTGCAGGATGCGATGGTTGCCGGGGACGGTCAGCGCAAGCGGCTTCTTCGGTGTTATGTCAGCCCGCCGTATGGTCTGATTTCCATCATTCCAGACGTACACCTTTGTCAGCGTAGCTCTAGGTATCTCGACGCCGTTGTAGGAGACGGTGATGCTGTCCGAAAAAGCCGCGTTGGTCTCGCTGACGATGGTCGAGTTCTCGAACGCATAGGCAAGCCGAGACTTGGGAAGCATCCAGTAGCTCCAGTAAGCGAGCCCAAAGGTCACCAATAATGCGAATAGCGCGGCATAGTTGAAGCCCCAAACTGATGTAAATGTCTGCCAGTCCACTTGCATCTCCTTGAGCTGGACGCGCTATTTTTATCACTCGTCTGGTCTGGGGATAACTTTTAGTTGCCGTCATCCACAACCTGAATCATCGTGTTGGCAAGGGGGCAGTTCCTATGCGCTGCCTCCCTCCGAATTCGTTTGGTCAGCATAGGCGGAGTAAACATATGAAAGCATAGGTGAGTGAATGTCCTCGACTTATTCTCGGGCATCGGTGGCTTTAGCCTCGGCCTTGAACGTGCCGGTTTTGATACCGTTGCATTTTGTGAAATCAATCCCTTCTGCCGCGCGGTCCTCAAGAAGCATTGGCCCGACGTGCCTTGCTTCGATGACATTCGCGCACTCTCGGCCGAAACGCTTTCCGCTAATGGCGTCGGCGCAGTTGACCTTATTTGCGGAGGATTTCCCTGCCAAGACATCAGTCCAGCCGGAAGCGGCAGGGGTCTGGAAGGAGACCGAAGCGGGCTCTGGTTCGAATTTAGACGCCTTGTCGAGGAGGTCTCCCCGAACTGGGGCATTATCGAGAATTCTTCCCGCCTTCGCTCTCTCGGACTGGAGATTATCCTCGGGCAACTCGATGCGCTCGGCTACGATGCGGAGTGGCACTGTATTCCGGCTTCCGCCGTTGGTGCCCCTCACCAGAGAGACAGGCTGTGGGTTATTGCCCACTCCCAACGCCTCGGATTATCGGGACAGGGGCAACTGGTCACATCCATCAATCCAACGCCGCAGGCTTATCGGGAAGCAAATCGGCTTATCAATGCTTTTCGCAGGCGCTGTTTGCCCTTTGTGTGTGGAGGGCATGATGGGCTTCCCACTTGCGTGGACGAGCCTTCAGTCAACGCCAGCGGAAATGCGGTCGTACCGCCAATTCCTGAAATGCTTGGTAAAGCGATCAAGCAAAGGCTCGCAGCATGAATAGGCTCCGTAAACCGCCTAGCGGCTTCACCATGGTTCCGAACGCCCTTATTCGGTGTTCGACCCTCAGCCTCAAAGCAAAAGGCCTGTATTGCCTCCTGTTCGCCAAGCCGGACAACTGGACGTATGTTGAAGAGGCTTTGATCAAAGAAAGCGCGGATGGCCGTGAAGCTTTCCGTTCCGGCATCACGGAGCTTGTCCGCTCGGGTTGGCTGACTAAGGTACAGGTCCGCGATGAAAAGGGCGTGTTCAGTCACGTTGATTGGTGTCTGTCCGAAGACGGGAAACCCGTTGACGGTTTATCCGCCCACGGGCAACCCGCCGCCGGACAATCGCCTACTAATAATACTGATGGAAATAATACTGATTTAAATAAAACAGTAACCCCCAAAGCCCCCAAGGGGGCGGAGCCGGTGTCCGGATTCGATGAGTTCTGGGAAGCCTATCCCCGCAAGGTCGGCAAGCCCAACGCGTTCAAGGCATGGAAGCGGCTCAAGCCTGATCTCGATGCCGTCTTGGCAGCACTGAAACGCCAGAAGGCTTCCGAGCAATGGTCGAAGGACGATGGCCAGTTCATCCCCCATCCCACCACCTGGCTGAATCGTGCCGGCTGGGATGATGCGGTTGCCGGTGAGAAACCGGTGGTATCGCCGGAAGAACTGGAGGCGCGTCGCCGGAAAGCGGAGGCAGGGAAATCACTCTACGAGGAATCCATTCGGCGCGGACAGGAGGAGCGGATGCGCCAGATGGGCATCACGGCATGAACCGACACGAGCAACGCCTGATCGAGGAGTATTGCGGAGACACCGATCTATTGAAAACCCTTGAGCGCGAATATCATAGGGGAAATGAGTATGCGTTGATTCGGGGGAAACGTGGATCGAAGTCTTTGGAAACAGAGGTATGGTTCGTTCGCAAGAATGATCTGCCCGCAATGCAAGAAGGCCCATTTGAGAATGGACCGCCAGTCATTTCAGAAGAAAGTGCCTGCGCATAAACTGTATGATTTAGGTTCACCGGATAGCGATAACATAGAATCCGGTATGTTTGCTGGATTTCTTAAATGCGATGGAAACTTCTGTGGCCAATATGTCGCCGTCGCAGGAAGTTACAGCCTTGAGTTTTATTACGATTACGATCCAGAAACAGACGAGCCCATAACTCACGAAGCGAACAATTATTACCCCAAGGTAATGACGCCTGCGCCTGAAATTATTTCCTATCCAACCAAGCTAAATCGCGACTCAAAAAGTCACCTCCGACGATCGTTTGAATTATTTTGGGCGGACCATGGCGCGTGCGCCAATCGACTGCGCATCGTAGTCGAGTATCTCCTCGATCAGCTAAGTGTTCCGAGGGTGGGACAGAAAGGTCGCAATAAAAATGCGAGGCTTGATTTAGCGGATCGCATAAATCTCCTGAGTGCCACCCAGTCAGAGCATGAAGATACCCTTAATGCACTGCGCCATGTCGGCAATGCCGGAAGTCACGACGGATCTGTGGATTTTGAGGACTTGATTGACTGTTACGAGCTTCTGGAAGATGCGATGGTTGAACTTATTGATAATCGTCGCAAAAACCTTGCTGCGAAGGCGCAGGCGATCAACGCGCGCAAGGGCAAGCCGAAGCCTTGACAATACAGAACAAAAATAGAACATACGTGCCCATGAACAGACGCAAAGGTGAACTCACCGCCAGCGCTATTGATCGTGGATGGCCCCATCAAATCGCCCTTCGGGAATCCCTGTCATCGGGGAAGCGCTGGATGGAGATGATGGAGTTCTGTCAAAAGAACCGGCTTATGCGGTGTGACAGAGGGCATTCGGTCTTTTTCGAAGATGAGCATTACAACGTCCACTGTTTCGCCACAAAGCAGGGAGCTGAAGCCTTCCTCGAAAAATACGGTGGAGAATGGTTTGATCCGCGAGATAGAGGCAAGGGCCTCGACTGGAACAAATGGTATAAAGGGCGTGCTGGGAGACGCGCTTGAACCACCACTATATTCCCCAATTCTATCTTCGCCCTTGGCTGGGGCCTGACCACAAGCTGCAAGAGTTCCGACGCGGTTATGGCGGGCGGATACAGATTGGCCGCTACGGCACAAAAGTAACCGGCTGCGCCAAAGACCTCTACACTTTGCCGGGGGTGACTGAGGACACTAAGCAGAACGTCGAAAAGTTCTTTATGAGCTTCGTGGATAACGCGGCGGTTAAGGCGCGTGACATGATGCTCAACGGCGAAATACCGAAGGATGCCGAGACACGTCATTCATGGGCTCGCTTTTTGATCTCGCTCGTATTCCGCAACCCGGAGGAAGTCGGAAAATTTAAACGCGAGCATCGCCAAAACCTGCTCACGCCGGATGCGGACTTTCAGCGCCAGTATGCGGAGAAGCGGCGCGACAGCGATCCTGAGCTGTTTGAAGACTGGATGCTGCTAAATGACCCCACCTTTTTCGAGCGGGAATCGGTCTTAACGATGACCCGACTTATGGAGCATCAGAATGTGCTTCAACTCATTCGGACCATGGAATGGCGTGTCATTGACACCTCTCGCATGTCCCGCAGACTATTGACCTCCGACCGGCCCGTGATGATGTCAAATGGACTCGCCCACTATCATGGCCACTACGCCATCCCTCTAAGCCCAACAAAACTTTTCATTGGCTTCCGTTTCAGGGACTTCGCTGACGAGTTCTGCGCAACGCCTCTCGGTCATATCATCCGTGCGGTCAATCATGCGGCGATAGGGCAGGCGCAGAAATACGTTTACGGTGTGGACGCAAGCCTTGCGCCTGAGGTGCGCAAGCAAATGGGCAAGTTGGAGCCTCCATCGTTCGTCCGTGACTTCCAGCGACGGAATGCTTGACGGATTACGAGAAACCCTCAAAATCGAGGGGTGAAAAAGAACTCCGCCCACTTGGCCCGCGTCGCGCAACTGGCGTGCGCTGTGTCGGATAAGTGGGGTCATGAGTGCGGTGGCCGCACAACCTGTCACCATCCCATCGGTATCGAATGGAGGGGCTTGAGCCAGAAGGCAAAGGACGAAGAGGCCATTCCTCTCTGCGATGCTCATCACCAGCATTCCCGCAACGCGATTCACCTCATGGGCAAGAAGCCGTGGGAGCAAAAATATGGCCTCCAGCGGGAATTGCTGGAAGCCACTCTGGCCAAGTTAGACGGCTAGGGTCGCCCAGGCTGAAAGTATCGGCCTCGTTTGATCATGGTCGGGCGGGCTGTTCTCGTTCTTGGTGGCGGCACAGTGGGGACGAACGGCGCAATGTTCAGAGTCGCATCCCATCGCCGTTTCAACTCGACCAGTTGCTGAATGTATTTCGGCTGCGGATCGCCCATGAAAAGTCGATAAACCCTAATCTGCTCGTTCTCTATGTAGAGGAGTTCCGGATAGTTGATCGTTGTCATCGCACCGAAATCCCCAACTTTTGGAATTTGCGGCGGTACTCCGGCATCACACGACAGACATAGGAAACTCTCCGGTGGTTGAAATGCTGCTCGCCGCGTGGCGCGGTAGCGTTCCAAAGATGACGGTCATCCATCTTCATCAGGGCTAACGTGCTCAAAGCGTCGTCAGCCCATTTTTTGATCTTCATTACATCCGGCGAGCTCGGCTCCATTACTCGTCACCAGCGCGGGTGAGGTTCTGATGCTTGCGCTCGCACATCACCTTATACACGCTGTTCCAGAACCTATCGTTCAGCGCTTGCGCTTGTACGTGGCGCTCACGGACAGCTACCAGTTCGTCAAGGCTTGCGGCGGTGGATAGCTCGCGGAGAAGCTTCTCCAGCGTGTATGAGGCGGAGTCCGCGTTATCGTCCTCCGTGACCATACCAAACAAGCAGAGAAGGGCGTAACGACGGCCATAGGTCATCGCTGCACCAAACGCCTGCGGGTCATTCTGGCGCTGCATGGGAATGGTGATGGTGCTGGTGATCTCTTCGCCTGTCGGTTGGTGGCGGAGAATGGTTTCCAATTTGCAGCTACCGGTCGGGCTGTCCACGGGACGTTGGATGATGGCCAGCTTGTTAGCCTCAAGATGAGGCTGAAGAAGGCTTATCACGCCAGCTAGGTTAGCGAATTTCCCGTGGTGGCTGGTTGCGTTGGCTTTGAGAGGGGCAAGGTTGGCTTGCACCTTGATAAGAGCATCTGTGACATTTGCGTTCGTGCAAACGGGCTGCTCAACTGGCTTATTCATAGTGTTATTCGTTCATAGGGTTGAAATAGCGGCAACCGCTGAAAGTATCCTGCGGCTGGTACATGTCGCCGTCAAGAAGAAAGTTGTAATAATATGTTTACAACATGTTTAAGTTGTGTGAGCATTCATCCATAACCAAGGAAAGAACACCAAAATGAACTCTGAATACTTCTACCAGCCGGTGATGAAGCCGACGCTGCTCGACCGCGCTCGCGACTTTTATTGGAGCAACCAAGACGCCTGCGACGCCGCAATGTTCTTCGGAGTGTTGGCGATGGTCGTCATCGTTCTGGTGCAAATGGCTTAAATCAACGAAAGCGAGGAATGTGGGAACACGTAATCTGACGGCTGTAATGCTGGATGGAAGCTACAAGGTAGCGCAATACGGACAATGGGACGGTTATCCAGAGGGTGTTGGCGCTGGAGTGCTGAGATTTCTTCGGGAGCAGATGAACCGAGAGAAGTTTATCGAAAATCTGCAAAAGTGCGTAGATTTTACTCCGGAAATGTCATCGGACATTGAAAGATCTTCTGTTGAGACTGGTGTTCCCTGGCGCAAGTCGCATCCGTGGTTGTCGCGCGATGTGGCAGAAGAAGTCCTTCTAATGATTCAAAGCAGCGATGGTGGTCTTGCGCTGAAACGGGATATCAATTTCGCAGGCGAAAGCTTGATGTGTGAGTACGCTTACGTAATCGACTTCGATAAAAATACTTTTGAGGCTTTCGAGGGCTTCAATAAGGTTCCGCTAACCAAGGATGAACGATTTGCCGGACTTCCGGTGAGTGATCGCGAATTTGACGGTTACGGAGGTGAAAAACCTTACCGATATTATCAAGTTAAGCTCGTAAAATCATGGCCACTTGATAATCTCCCTACAGAAGATGAGCTGATCAAAGCTTTTGCAAAGTCTGAAGACGAGGAAGGTCACGGACTAGGGGAGGCGGCGTAATGAAACATCGCTATCCCAACATCATCCACATGACACCGAAGTGGTTCGAGCGTCTGAGCACGGTCGCTGCCCAAGTCACTATCGAAGGGAAGGAGCAATATGCACCTGCGCGGGCGGGAGGGTTTTGCTCACTGGGAAACCGTTTGCACGCAGCTTGGCTTGTATTCTCTGGGCGCGCAGATGCTTTGATTTGGCCGGGAGGTCAGTGATGAGCATCCTCCGATCCCTCAAAAACCTCTTCGGCTGCCTGCCGGAGAACAAAACCCAAGCCACCAAGCAAGACAGCTACCACGAGCGGGCACTGCGCATCCTCGTTGCCAAGGGTGAAATCACCCTCGTACAGATTGGGGGCAACCATCGCTCGAAAGTCCTGATGCGCTTGCGCCAAGCCGGTTTCGTGATGCCGCTTGGCGATCCCGATGGCGAGCGCTGGGAGGTCAACCCAACCACGGGCCACAAGTTCAAGGTCTACAAGTGGTCGGGCAAGGTTCCGGCCAACTGGATCAAGTCCGAAACCTACATCGGTAGCGAACGCCGCAAGTCACCGCGCGGCGACAAAACCAAATAACGAAAGCCTGAACATTGAAAACTGAAACTATCACCATCGTACCCGCAACGGAGGTGGCCCGTATGCTTGGCCTCATGGTCGAGGAGGAGGGGTCACAAGCCGCCGTTGCCCGAACGATTGGTATTTCCAAGCAGGAAGTGAGCAACACGCTTCGCGGCAGCAGCCCTGCGCCTCGCAAGGTCGTCCATCACCTCGGGCTGGATGTGAAGGCCGTCTACGTGCCGAAGGGGAGCAAATAGCCATGGATACCATTCTCGACTGGCTGATCCACCCGCTGTGGCTGGTCTACCGCTCCCATAAGCCGGAAGGCTGGGAGGGCGGCGAAGTAAATCAAGGAAAGAAACCGATGTGAACCAACCCTACATGATCCTGCCGACCGGTGATGGCGGGTATTACGTCTGCCGCACAGAAGACAGCAAGGCCGTAGCTCGCTGCTTCACGAAAGAGACCGCCGACTTGCTGGCGAAATCCCTGAACGGGGAGGCTGGCCATGACCGATAAACTGAAACCGTGCCCTCTGCCTTGGTGTCAAGGTGAGGCAGCGGAATGCCATAACGTTGAGGCATTTGTTCGCTGCACGAAATGCGGCGCATCCAGCAATACCTATAACTTCATGGAAACGGCGGTAGAAGAGTGGAACACCCGCGCCCAGCCGGAGGCCGTTACCAACGCGGGGGATGTGGTTCTCGAAGGAGCCATGCGCGCACTGGATTCCCATGTGAAACAGATCAAGCGTATGGAGAAAGCCGAAGCAGACTTAGCCAGGGCGAGGGAGGTTATTGCGGAGTTGGTGGCTAAGTTCGGCCCTATGCTGAAAGAGATTGAGGCGCGTGGATATCGTAACGACTTTGCACCGCAATACGCCACCATCCAAACCGCCCGCACCTTTATGGAGGGGAAGTAGATGGAGCGAGTTTGTTTTACCTTCATTGCCGCCGTCTCGATGCACGCTTCGGGATACGCGGCTGCCACGGGCGAGATCGGAGTTTCCTCCATTCTCGCTCTCTGCGGTCTTTTGGCGCTCGGCATACTTGGAAATCTATCGCGCAAGTCAGGAGGCGCATAATGCGCGCCCTTACCTGTGCCGTCGTCATCATGCTGGCTGAATTCATGTTTATATGGTGGATGTGGGGATGAAATATCGCATAGTCTGTACCGGCAGTGATCACAGACCATACATTATTCAGCGCAAGTCTGCGTGGTGGTCGTTCTGGAAGAACTTCGGGATAAAAGGGTACGTCAGTCTTCACGATGCGCTCGAATATATCGAGAGTTACGAAAAGATGTTGGCCCGTAACCCCCATGCGTAGCATCGTCAGCCCCGCACTTGTGCGTCTCAGGGAAAAAGCAAAAGGGCCTGCCTGAGCAGACCCTTCGCATTTACATCAGCACTCGAAGGATAGCCGCGATTGCCAGAAGGCAGTGAGCGGCGTCCACCTTGATGGTGATATCGACCTTAGTATTTTTCCACATTGGGAAACTCCTAAGACCTCGTGCGCACGAAGCCCTGAGGTTTCGTGAGTCGCGACGATATAACGGATATTCCCGCCGTTGATCGCATCATCGGTGTGCTCTCAGCGTTGTACTTCCGCCTCCTGCACCCCTACGTGACCCCAGCGTGCGAATTGGCAACCGGCATCCACCGACCACAAACTACGCTGGCATAGGCTGCGGGTGCTCGGATCGGGGTGCCCTGACGGTCATATCAGTGGGGCCGAAGCCGAATCGCAGTTACTCTATATTTAGCGACTGTTGCTTGATCGGCAAGTATATGTGCAAGGTATCAACAGCAAAATGCAGAAGTTGGGGCAGAATACCGGCGCTTTCACAAACGCCGTGCTGTCTCGTCCGAGGTGATCGGACTGAAAGGCTTTGAGCCGGAATGGTCTGCAATGTAGATCAAGTGCTCTCTCAGCTCCCCAACCTCAAGGGTATCGGCCTTGATACGGTATGTCTCAGGGAGGGTGGCGATACGATCCGAACCAGCTATTACGGCGTTGTAAAGTCGCTGGAAATCGTACGGATATTTCATCTGGAAAACTTTGTCGGCATGTTCTCGCCTGACCTCGCGGAGATTGTTACGAACACCTTGAGCGGTCTTCGCGATGATAAAGTCTTCGGTCATGTCTGAGAATTTGCCGGACCTTAAAACTCTCTCAGAGCCCCACGGCTCCCCTTTATCGTTGTAACCTTCGACCATGATCGCGTGCCATGCGTTCGGGTATTGCCGCAGCCGAGTGGCGATGAGGTCAATGCTTGCATCAAAAACGCTCTGGGCCTCGCGGTCGGCTTTCCCGTCCATCAGGAGATTGGTCTGCTGTTCAATAAACTCCGCCTGACGTTTCGCCTCGTCGGCCTGTGCCGTCATAACCGCTCGGTTGGATTTGAATTCGGCACGGGTAAGGGCAAGTTCCTTTCTCTGCTCCCGCAATTCGATGGATTGCAAAGCGACCGCCACAACAAGCCATACAAACGCGATGGGCGCTGAAACACCGGCAACGAAGTCACCCCACTCATTGAGTGCTAACGGTTTTGCATCGGGAGGAGTTGGCGCGGACGCGATGACACCAGCAGCGATCAGCCATGCGACGGTAAAGATGGCCGCGCCGCCGAGTATCGCTTTCGATACGACAGGTAGTTTGACTTCGGCCGGAGGAAGCTCGAATTGTTCCGTCGTCATCTGCGTCTCATTTCGAGCATTCCGCGGAAAACGACGCCTTATCATCGAACGAAACAGTCACGAATCTGACACGGCACTTCCCGCCCTTCAAACCGTCCACGTCGAACATCGTGCCCGCCTGAGCGCTCTCGCGTTTCCCGTTGATAGTAATTTCGGCAAAACCGGACATGTAATATTGCATGCCTACTACGATCTCCCCGCCAGCGGCCTGTTGGGATGTACCCTTCTGAATATCGTAAACCCTCTCGGGGTTCTCATGAACCGCGAGGCGGGATTCGAGATTGCTGATCTTTTCCTGCTGCGATTTTTCTCGCTCAGTGAATTTCGTCACCTCGGAGGTTAGATCGCTAATCTGCTTTATCTGAGCATCGTGCTTTGCAAGCATGTCCTGATAGGTCGCGTTATTGACCAGCATTTCTTTGAAGGCAGCGGAGGCCGTCTTGAGGTCGGCGGTGGAAGCTCTGGTATCCTCGGCAATCTGCGGCAGGTTCATGGTGGCGAGATCTTGGCGCATCTTCAACTCACCCTGACCAACATCCTTTCCCCACTGGTAGGTGAAGGCTCCGAAGGTCGCGCAGAGGGTAAGAATCGCAGCGACCGCGATTGGATCGCTAAACGCTTTTTTGGTGGCCGCTAGATGTCCGGGTGCTTGAGCTGCCGCTTGAGGCAAGGTAGCGCGAGGCTGAGTATTTGTAGTCCGCTTGGCCATGCTGATCTCTTTGAATCTCGTGCATCATCAATATCAGAAGTTGTTGCCAAGATTCGAGGGGTGAGCCATCGTTATCCCCATGAAGAAGAGCCAGACGACTGACGTGACAACCCTCGAACGGGGGCGTGGTCGTCCTACCGACTACTCAGATGAGCTTGCAGACGCTATTTGCGAACGCATCATCACCGGCCTCTCAGTTCGCAAAATTGGCGATATGGACGACATGCCGTGTGAGGATACGATCTACACCTGGCTGTCAAAGTACGAGTATTTTTCCGAGAAGTACGAAAAGGCCTGTCAGCATCGCACCACTAAATTCATGGAAGAATGCGTCGATCTGGCAGATACCCTCCCTGATGGTGTGATGTTCCTTGGATTGGATGGACGCCTGTACGAGCGTATCGAAGTGCTGCAATTGACCGTTCAAGAACGTGCTGAGGCATGTCTTGTGGCGATCGGACTGACAACCGAGCTGATCAACAAGCGTAAGCTGCAAATTGACACGCGATTGAAGGCAGCAGCACGGATGCACCGCAGCAAGTGGGGCGACAGGTCAGAGGTAGACCTCACCAGCAAGGGCGAGAAGCTTCCCACCGCTGCTCCGGTATCGCCGGAGCTACTGGCGGAGGCCATGCGCCAATTCAAGGGAAGCCTGTGATGAGTGGGCGAGCTTGAACGGCTGGCCGCCCGCCTCGTCCTAGAGGATAGCCTTCTCGATTTCACCAAATATTTCTTCAAAGCCCGCTTTGGGTTTCCATTCATTGAGAACTGGCACCACGGAGCGATCTGCGAACACCTCGAAGCCGTTGAACTAGGACAGATACGCAACCTCATTGTAAACCTGCCCCCCGGCGGTACGAAAACCGAACTGGTTTCAATCAACTGGCCCGCGCGCGCGATTGCACGCAACTCCCTCTCGCGCTTCCTGATGCTGTCGTACGCGGATGAGCTGGTGGCGCTTAACAGCCAGACCGCCCGCAACATCGTGCAATCAGAAGAATACCAAGAGCTGTGGCCAATGATGGTGGCCAACGATTCCAAAGCGAAGAAGCGTTGGAACGTAATGGAGGGAGATAAAGTGCGTGGCGGTATCTATGCCGCTACGCCCCACGCCCAGGTGACGGGCTTCCGGGCCGGTTATATGGGCGGTGACTTCAACGGTGCCATCATCCTCGACGACCCGATGAAAGCTTCCGACGCAGAGAGCGAAGTCCGGCGTAAGGAAATAAACAGCAATATCGCCCGCACCATCCGTAGCCGCCGCGCCAAGCCGGATGTGCCGATTGTCGTTGTGCAACAGCGCCTTCACGAGAATGACACAACCGGTTGGCTAACGGACGGTGAGCTGGGTGAGGAATTCGAGCTTCTGAAAATCCCCGCGCTGGACGGAAGCGGTAAGAGCTACTGGGAGATTAAAGAGCCTACGGAGCAGTTGAAGAAGTTCCAAGCAGCTCAACCATACATCTTCTCAAGCCAGTACATGCAAGAGCCTGCGCCGGAGGAAGGTAATTTCTTCAAACGCGACATGTTCGAGTTCTACGACGAGCTGCCGGAGCATGTGCATAAATACGGTGCCAGCGATTACGCTGTGAGCGACGGGGAGGGGGACTACACCGTGCATGGCGTCCTCGCTCTCGATGAGAAGGAAGACATGTATCTGTGCGACCTCTGGCGGGGGCAAACTATGTCCGACGTTTGGGTGGAGAAGATGCTGGATATGGCCCACCACCACCAGCCGCTGGCGTGGGCGGAGGAAAAGGGACAGATCATCAAGAGTCTTTCGCCCTATATCCGGAAACGCATGATGGAGCGGAACATCTATTTGAACCGCGTCCAATTCGCCAGCGCATCGGATAAAAAGACCAGGGCGCGACCGATTCAGGCTCGCATGTCTGTCCGCAAGCTCCGTTTGCCGCGCAATGCGCCGTGGGTGCAGGAGTTCATCCGAGAGCTTCTGGTGTTCGATAACGGGAAGAATGACGACCAAGTGGACATCATGAGCCTATTTGGCCGGATGCTCATGGGGCTGCGGCCCGGTCAGGCACCAAAGGACGACAATCTCTCGACCGCCCGCACCATGCCGACCTTCGAGGAGATGCGTCAGCGCAATATACGCGCACGCAATTCTGATTGACATACTATCTATAGTTGTGTGACCGTCTCTCCATAAAGGGTCGGTGATTGGAGCAAGAAAATACCAACAACGTGGATTCAGCAGTCTGGCTGAAGCGGATTAAGGCCGCTGAAGAAGAATTGGCTCCATGGCGTAAGCAGGCGAAGGCCTATTACGAGTTGTACGAAGGCGGGAAGCCTGACCAAGATAGTGGCAATGCTCTCGATCACTACAATATCCTCTTTTCCAACACTGAGACCCTGCGCGCGAACGTCTATAACCGCGCTCCAGATCCGCGCGTTTCGCCTCGATTCAAGATGGGCGATCCCATTGTAGCCACCGCCGCCGACGTTCTCGAAAAGGCACTATCCTTCGAGATCGACAACGGTGACGCCGATGGGGTGATGAAGCCAATCATCACTGATGCGCTTGTGCCCGGTATCGGTCATGCCCGTGTGCGGTACGAACCGAAGATGGTCCAGCGCGAGATTAAAGACGCGCTCGGTGGACCTGTTCTGAATGAAGAAGGCCAGCCGGTTACAGAAGAGGTCATTGGATTCCAGTCGGTGAGCATGGAACAGGTCGATTACGACAAGTTCGTGTGGGACTGCACCCGCCGCTGGGACAAATGCCAGTGGATCGCGTTTGAGCACGATTTTACAAAGGAAGAAATTGAGGAGACATTCGAACTCGAAGCCGGCACCTATACCCTGAGCGACTACGGTAACAAAAAGTCCAGCGGCCAAGAGCAAAAATGTAAGGTCTACGAGGTTTGGCATAAGAAAAAGCGTCAGGTGTTCTTCCTCGTCGCAGGTGTTGAGCAAGTTCAGAAACTCACTGATGACCCGTTACGCCTTGAACATTTCTTCCCATGCCCCGCGCCCATCCAGTTCCTCAAACGCAACACCTCTACCAAGCCGCTTCCTGAATACAGCCTGTATCGCAAGCCTGCGGAGAAGCTGGCCCGTATCGAGGAGCGCAAGGACAAGATCATCCGCTATGTGAAGGCGGTTGGGGTCTACGACAAGTCCAGCACAGAGATCGCGGATCTTCTGACGGCTGAAGACGGCCAGATGATCCCTGCCGAGATGAATCTAATGGCCGAAGGCGGCCAGCCGATGGTCGCGAAATCCTTCGAAATGCTTCCCATCGACGGTTTTGCCAAGGTACTGTCTCAGTTGGAACGCGAGGGTGCCGACGCCAAGCAGGTTATTTACGACGTTACCGGTATCTCCGACATCATGCGCGGGCAGTCTGTAGCGTCCGAGAGCGCCACCGCCCAACGCATCAAGGGTAATTTCGGCACTTTGCGCGTACAGGAACGCCAGAAAGAGGTTGCCCGCTTTGTCCGCGACATCATCCGCCTCTTGGGCGAGCTGATTGCCGAACACTACACGCCGGAAGTCCTCTCGATGATTACCGGCCTGCAAGTCACTCCCGAAATGGTTGCCATTCTCCGTGATGACGCCGTGCGTGCCTACAACGTCACTATTGAGGATGACAGCACGATTGCGCCTGATGAGGAGGCTGAAAAGAAGAACGTGACCGAGATGCTGACCGGAATCACAAGCTTCCTCACGTCCGTCGGCCCCATCGTACAATCTGGGGCAATGCCGCTCGATGCGGCAAAAGAGCTTTTGCTGATGGCTGTTCGCACCTTCCGTGGGTCGCGCGCCGCCGAAGAAGCAATCCAGAAAATCCAGCAGCCTGTACCGCCCGCGCCTCCCGTGCCGACGCCGGGCGCTGGCGGAGTGGTGGTTCCTCCGCAGGGTCAACCTAATGGAATGCCGATGTAATGAGCGAACAGAGCCTAAATGAATTTCTGACACAAGAAGCCGAGCGCATGGCGAATGAAGTCGTGCCGCCTGCGGATGATACCGCTAAGGCTTCTGATGACCAAGTTTCGACGCCCGCGGATAACGCGCCTGAAGAGGTAAGCACGCCGGGAGAAGAAGGAGCAACCCAAGAGGCCACAGCCCAGCCCGCAGAAGCGGTGGAGCAGCTTGAAGCCCCGAAGCATTGGGATGCAGCTGATCGTGAGACCTTCGCCAAGATGTCGCCGGATGCCCAGAAGTGGGCGCTGAAGCGCGACAAACAGGTAGAGGCCACCATCACCAAGAAGACTCAGGAATTGGCCGAGCAGCGTAAAGCGGTCGAACCTCTCCTTGCGGCCCAACAGCGTGAAGATCCATACCTCAAGAGCATCGGGGTTACTCCTGATGTGGCCTTTGCCACCTTGATCGCCACGGAAAAACTTCTTCGCATGGGAACGCCAGCGCAGAAGTCGCAAGCCATCGCCAAGCTCATCCAAGATTACCAGATCGACTTGAACCAACCTCCCGCTGCGGACCCGCAGCCAAACAATAATCAACCCGCTGACACGCGGCTGCACGACGAAGTGCAGCAGCTCAAGCAGTCTCTGAATTCGATGACGAGCCAGCAGGTTGCTTCTCAGGTTGATGCGTTCGCCGCCACAAAGGATGCCTCTGGTGCTCTCCTTTACCCGCACTTTGAAGCAGTGCGCGTGAAGATGGGCCAGATGGTAGCCACTGGCGATAGCCGACCGCTCCCTGAGCTTTATGCCGAAGCCATTTGGGCCGTGCCGGAAGTGCGCGAAACGATTCTGGAAGACCAGCGTCGTGCCGCAGCCACTGCACAGACCGAAAAGGCCCGTGAAGCAGCCGCAAAGGCTCGCGCCGCAAGCAATGTGAACGTGAAGCCGGGTGGTTCCAATGGAACCGCCAGGCCGAAGCTTTCTCTGCGCGAAGAGATTGAGGAGCTAGCGCGTCAGCAGGCATAACGAAAGTTATAAGACATGCCTGACGTCAATATTGGCGCCTTGGCGGCTTCGACCCTGCGCAACCGTCGCAAAGACATCGCAGACAACGCCATCAACCGCAACGCGCTTCTGACGAAGCTCGAAAAACGCGGCAATCTCCGTCGTAACGTAACCGGTGGCCGTACCCTTGTAGAACCTCTGATCTATGACGGTAACGGTACTTATACCCGCTACTCCGGATTCCAGCCGCTCAATGTAAACGACGGCGAAGTGCTGGATGCTGCCGAGTACACCCCCGTTCAGTCGGCGGTGAACTTCACCATCTCGGGCCGCGAGCGCCGCATGAACCGTGGCATCCAAGAGGCCGTAAACCTCGTGGAAGCCCGCATGGAAGGCGCGATGGCCGAAATGAGCAACAAGGTCACTCAAGACCTGTACTCTGCCGGTACGCTGACCAACCAAATCGGCGGTATGCAGCTGCTCATCGCTGACGATCCGACGACCTCCAGTTCCGTTGGTGGTATCAACCAAGGCACCTACGCGTGGTGGCGCAACCAGGTCTATGACTTCAGCGCCAACAGCAAGACCGCCGAAGCCGACTTCCTTTTTGGTTTGTCTGCTCTCGTGCGTTCCTGCACCTTCGGCACTGACCGTCCTGACCTGATCATCATGGATGATACCTACTACGGTATCTTCGAAGATGCTCTGCTGGATCAGCGTCGCTTCGGTGGCGAAGAGAGTGATCTCGCAAAAGCTGGCTTCAAGGCCATCAAGTGGAACGGTGCCGATGTAGTGTTTGAAAGCACTGCCTCCGGTATCGCCAGCCGCCACGCCTACGTGCTGAACACCAAATACCTCAAGTTCCAAATGTACGAAGGTGCAGCCATGGAGCCTGAGCTTGGTGAGGACGCGAAAAAGGGTCTGCGCCCCATCGACCAAGACGGTGAAGTCTTCCCGATCTTGTTCATGGGTAACCTGACCACCAATGGCCGCCGCTACCACGGCGTGCTCAAGGACTAAGGAAAGGGTAAGTCCATGACTCAAACTCGCCTCGGCGCAAAGGTGGCGGATACCGCCACCACCCCTCAGTTCGCGGTCGGCGCTCGTACCACTCGTACTGGGAAAGACTACGTGTACGTGCTGGCATCATCCGCGATTGCCGCTAACCAAGCAGCCTTCGTAGATGAAGACTTTACCGCCGTACCCGTAACTACCACCAACGGCACCTATGGTGGCGTGATCGGTGTTCCTGAAGTTGCTATTGCAGCCAGCTCTTATGGCTGGGTGCAGACCTACGGAAACTGCAGCGTCAACGTGGCTGCGTCCTGCGCGGCTGATGTTCGCCTGAACACGACTGCTACTGGTGGCCGTATTGATGATGATGGCACCACCGGTGCCAAGGTCATCAACGGTGTGAAGTTGAACACCGCGCGTTCCGCCTCTGCGGGCGATGCTCCGGCGTTCCTGAACTTCCCGACCGTTGGCGCCACGCTCTAAAGCGTGACAGACCCTCGGGGGAGGGGTTAAACTCCCCCTATAATTACGAAAGCATACTGAAATGTCTTATTTCCGCTTCGAACACGGGAAGTATGAGAACAAGGCCAAGTCCGACAAAATGGGCCGCCCGTTCTACGAACCGTGTGTAATGTGCCGTTTTGTAAAGCAAGGCGGGGACATTGTTCTTCGCGCTGACACTCCGGCGTTCAAAGAAACCTACATGACCATCCGCAATCCCGGCGACCGCGATCATGTGACTCAGGTGAATACTCTCAAAGCCGCCTTTGAGGAATTCAAGCGCCAAGGCGAAAAGAAGGTCGAAGGAACTCCGGTTTCCGAGTGGCCGATGCTGAACGTCGCTGAAGCCGAGAACCTCCGCGTCATTGGCGTTGAGAGCGTCGAACAGCTTGCCGCCATGTCGGATACCGAGCTGAAGCACACCATGACCGCCCGCGAACTGCGAGAGAAGGCCAAGCACTGGCTGGAACATGCCGCCGATACCGGCGCCGCCGCCAGCAACTCCGCGAAGATCGAGGAGAAGAACAAGGAGCTGGAGGCTAAGGTCAAAGAGCAGGCCGAAGAGATCAAAGCGCTCAAGGCTAAGGTCGATGAGCTGTCCAAGGCTACTGCATCTGCGAAATGACGCTTCTCACATACGCCCGCGATGTTTGCGATGAGATCGGCATTGAGCCGCCCTCAAGCATCGTAAACAACGACGACGACGACGCACGACGGCTGTTGTCCCTCTTCAAAAGTGAGGGGCTTCGGCTGTCGCGGCGTTATGATTGGCAGGAAGTCGTGACTGAAATCACCTTCCCGACCGTGGCGGCTGAAGATCAGGGTCTCGTGACGGCGCTTGCCGACGATTTTGACCGCATGATCAAAGATACCATGTTTAATCGCTCCGACCGTCGCCAGCGTCTCGGCAGTGTAAGTCCGCAAAGCTGGCAGGCCGATAAGGCGCGCGGCACCAATAACCTCCGATACACGTTCCGCCTGCGCGGTGGACACTTGCTGATGAACCCCGTGCCCGGTGCGGGCGAAACGGTCGCGTTTGAATATGTCAGTAACAAATGGGTGCGCGGCAGTGACGGCACCCCCAAAACCTCATTCACGGCGGATTCTGACACCGTGCGCATTGACGCGGATCTGCTGAAGCTCGGCGTGAAGTGGCGCTACCAAAAGGCCATCGGTGGCGACTGGCAGGGAGACTTCCAAGAATACCGCGAGCAGCTAAAGCTCCGATTTGGTGTCGATAATGCTCAGGGCATCATCGATATGGGCGGGAACGGCAATCTGCTTCCCGGCGACGTGAGAATTACGAAAGACTAAGACGACTTGGCTCCCCGTGGACGCGGTTATGTGTGCCCCCCGCCCATCGGCGGATGGAATGCGCGCGACCCTGAATCTCTGATGAGCGAAAAAGACGCCATCGCCCTCGATAACTGGTTCCCCGGCGAGAGCGAGGTCACGGTGCGCCCCGGCTATAGGGAATTCATCGGTTCAGGGCTAGGAAGCGGCCTTGTTGAAACTCTCGCAGGATTCAGCTCAGCGGGCACTACCAAAATGCTGGCCTGTACGGGCGGAAACATTTTCGAGGTCGGGAGCGGCACGCCCACGGCATCCCTGAAATCCGGTCTGACCAACGATGCGTGGCAATCGGTGAGCTTCGGCAATCGTACGCTGCTGTTCAACGGCTTCGATACCGAGCTGACGTATGATGGCACCGTTATCGCGGACGCTGGATGGAGCGGACCACCTGTGGGTTCGTTGTTTGCCGCTACCGTGTTTAAGGCACGCGTATATGCTCTGCGGAGGGATACCATGGAAGTCTGGTATAGTGGTGTTGGTGCGATCACCGGCCCCATGACCAAATTCGACCTTGCATTTGTGGCCGGTCAGTTCGGCGGTACCGTTGCCGCAATTGGCAGCCTGACGCATGACGGCGGGGCGGGGGTGGATGATTACCTCTGTATCATGATGAGCACCGGCGACACGCTTGTGTATCAGGGCAGCGATCCTGCAGATGACTTTGCGTTGATCGGCGTGTTTTCCCTCGGCTCACCCATTGGCCGCCGCCCGATGTGTAAGCTTGGCGGTGAGTTGGTAGTGCTGACCCGCGACGGTGTGATGCCGATGAGCAAAGTGATTTCTAAGGGGCGCGATTCCAAGAACCTAGCCTACTCGGACAAGATCCGCGCGGCTGTTGAGAGTAGCCTGAACACTTACGGCGACACGACAGGATGGGAGGCGGTATTCTTCCCACAAGGCAATAAGTTTATTCTGAACGTGCCGAAGAACAACGGTTTCCAACAATTCGTCATGAATGCGTCCACCAAAGCGTGGTGCAGATATACCGGCATCGATGCCCGCACGTGGCTCCTCTGGAATGACGAGGTGTATTTCGGCGGCACTGACGGCAAGATCTACAAGGCTGAAACCGGCCTCGACGACAACGGAGACGTAATCCAAGTCTTTGGGATGCCTGCTTACTCTGCGCTCGGCAGTCGGGGTTCGCTCAAGCTCGTGAGCGCGGTCAAGATCAACTTCCGCTCATCGGGCAAGGTGCAAATCAACCTGAGCGTCAATACCGATTACAAGCGCCGTACAAAGGGGATTACTTTCTTCACTCAAGCGACATCGGGCACAGAATGGAATGCCGAGTCTTGGAATAGCTTCTCATGGGGTGGCGGTGAGGTCACGCGCGGGAAGTGGAAGATGGTGGCCGGACGCGGGTATGTCGTCAATGTGGCCGTTACTGCCAGTCCGCGCGGCCAGACTCTTTCGTGGCAGGACACGGGTTTTATTTTCAACAGGGCCGGTATGCTGTGAGGGCGGTCATCGGATTTGACGCGGCGGTGGCGGATTTTGTCGCCAAGGGCCTCGGCCTCGATATTCACGACATAGCGCCTTTCACGGCCATCGGGTTCGAGATCGGCGGCCAACTCGTCGCCGGCGTCGTCTACAACAACTTCCGCACCCACGATATTCAGCTGACGGCGTTCAGCACTGACAATCGCTGGCTGAGTAAAAACAGCTTGCGCACAATCTTTAGTTACCCCTATATTCAGCTAGGTTGTGTAAGAACAACAGCAGTTACAGGCCGGGCCAACAAGAGGACGCGCAAGCTTCTTCAGGGGTTGGGGTACAAACTGGAAGGTGTTCACCCGAAAGCGGTGGACGGAAAACAGACAGCAATCTCATACGGAATGGTCCGTGAAGATTGCCGATGGATAACCTGACAGACTGTACCAATGCGTGTCTAAATCCTCTCCAAAGGCCCCTGATCCGGTAGCAACCGCAAATGCGCAGGCGCAGGCCAACAAAGATGCGGTAGCCGAGAGCGCTAAGATAAACTCCATCAACCAGTACACCCCGTACGGTTCTGTGGTTTATCAGAAGGACGCGAACGGCATCCCGACTTCCGTCACCACCTCGTTGACGCCGACCCAGCAGCAAGCCCTCGATCAGCAGAACCAGCTGGCCGTTGCTCTGGGTGGACAGGCGATGAACCAAGCCCAGTACCTCCCGACCGACAAATACAGCCTCGCCAAATTTGGTGCAGCGCCGACCGCAGCCGATTTCGAGCAGCAGGGAAATCAGGTTCGCGATGCTTACTTCCAGCAGCAAATGGGGATGCTCGATCCAACCTTTGCTCAGGAATCATCCCGCCTCGAACAAAACATCGCCAATCGTGGTCTTCCCATCACCGGTGAGGGTGCGAAGACGCTGGAAGACAATCTGGCGCGTCGTCAGAATGATGCTCGGCTTCAGGCCGCGAACTCCGCCATTACCGCTGGCGGCAATGAGCAGACGCGGCTTTACAATATGGCGATGGGATCTCGCCAGCAGGGCATCAGCGAATATAACCAAGAGCGCCAGCAGCCATTTAACGAGCTTTCCGCCTACCTCACGGGTCAGCCTGTGTTCTCGGCACCCAAGGCGGATACACCGACGTATCAGGTGGCTCCGGCGGATATCGCGGGCAACGTCTACAATAGTTACAATGCCAAGAGCCAAGCCGCCCAGAACAACATGAGCGGTATGTATCAGCTCGGCGGCTCGGCCTTAATGGCGCTTGCTCTGTCTGACCGTCGCCTGAAGCGCAACATTAAACGAATTGGACGCCTGTCCAACGGCCTCAACGTGTACCGCTACCGTTACCTCTGGGGCAAAGAGCTGCACGTGGGCCTGATGGCCGACGAAGTGCGTCGGGTCGTTCCGGACGCCGTGGTGAAGCACGCCACCGGCTTTGACATGGTTGATTACTCGAAGGTGGCATAATGGCTGAAACTGTCTCCCAACTCGGCTTCGAAGCAGAACGCCGTCGCCGTCTGGCGCAAACTCTGTCCTCACAATCGCAAGGACCCGCCAAGTCGCATTGGGAAGGTCTTTCTCAGCTCATCAACTCCGGTATGGCTGGGTATCAGATGGGCAAGGCCGATGATGCCGAAAAGAAGATGAAAAAGCAGCAGCAAGAGGCGCTTTCTGCTGCGCTCGATCCGAGCCGCAAACGCTCGGAGCTGCCTCAGATTCTTGCCAATGGTGGTTACAGCGACGCCGCGCTGAAGATTGCGACGGAAAAGCCAGATACTATTGATGTCGAGGATCAGGCCAAGCAAGCGCTGCTCAAAGCGAACATGGGGCAACCGCTGTCTGCACAAGAACAGGCCGCCGTCGATTCATATAACCAGATTAAAGGTATGGAGCGCATTGCCGATCCTGACGGCAATCTCCAGCCGAAATACCTTCCTCTTTCCTTGGGTGGGAATCAACAGGCGGGTGCGCCTCCGCGCCCTGTCCAAACCGTACCGCGAGCACCGCAGACAGGTGATATGCAAGCTGCACAAGCTGCGTGGGGAGGTCAGCCAGGAATACTGCCTCCTCCAGCCGAAAACGGTGTCGCCGGTCAGCCTATGCCTCAAATGCAGCCGCAGGCCGATCCCGGTTTTCGTCCTACGCCAAAGGCGAACGCGGCTTATAACAATGCAATGGCAACCGCTGCCGCCGAGCGCGACCTGAATGGCGGTGCGCCGAAAATGACGGAAACGCAATCCACCGCCGCATCCCGTTCCACTCTGATGAACACGGGTCTACGTGGGATGAATGATGCGCTGGTATCTGGCAATGTGTCCCCGCTGAACATGGCGCTGGCGGATACCGCTGCAAATGCAGGACCGATTGGTGAGTGGGCTGCAAACCAGATGAGGACGCCGGAAGAACAGCGGTTCTCCGCATCGAAGTCTGCTGCATTGGAGGGTATTGCTTCAGCCGTGACGGGTGCGGGTGTTACCCAAGACCAATTCGCGCGGTTCAGCAACATGCTTCCGAGTGGTGGCGAAACGCCAGAAAACCAGCGATTCAAGATGGCGAATGCATATGACTTTTTGCTTACTCAAACCAAGATTGCTGGCCCTGTGGCCGATGAAATCCGTGGTGAGGTCATGCGCCTTCGGTCGGAAGGCGCGCCCGCACCTAGCAACGGCCTCACCCCTGAAGAGCAGGCTGAGCTTCTGGAATTGGAAAAATTGTTTGGCGGTCGCTGATGGACGAAGCTCTTGCGCGCCAACGCCTGCGATATCTTCAGCTGAAGGCCAAAGCCGGTACCGCCGCGCCGTCTGAACCTGAAAAGCCGACTCAAGCCATGGATGCGCTGTCATCTGTCGGATCGGGTTTGGTACGGGGCACGCCGAAGCTGATGGACTTCGCAACCGGCCTAACGGGCGAAGCCCTTAATCAAGCACAGCGGGTTGTCGGTCGCGACGCTGCTCCCCTCGGTGACACATACAAGTCTGCCACCGTGTTCAACGATCTGGTGAGCAAAGCCCTCGGCCCTGAATATGAGCCGGAATACGCGACGGGCGACGTAGCGAAGTTTGTTGCTGAGATAGCATCCCCCGGTGGTGTGGCGAGAGTTTTGAAAAACGGGGTAGGCGCTGTTCGAGGTATGGCCGGTTCGCTTGATGACTACGTGCGCGATCCGGAAGCTTTGAAACAAGTTTACACGACTTGGAAAAACGGCCTGCGCAATGTGAAGCTGGACGGGGCCGATGTTTACGAGAACATGGTGAAACCGGCCATCGATAACATCGGTGAAGACCTTCAGTATGCGACGGCGGCAGGGAAGGAGAAAGCGGCGGAAATTCTCTCGCTTGGCGATGGTAAGACCATGGCCGACCTCTATGCCTATCGCCGTTCTCTCGGCAACGTAAACGACAACGCCGTGACCCAGCCCATCCGTCAGGCCACCAAAGCTTTCATGGAGAATCGCGTCGGCACTGAGGGGCTAGACGCTTACCGCCGCGCCTCGACGTTTGAAGACGTGAACCATGCTCTCCGTAACATGGGGAACGAAGGCACCAAAGCCACCCGCACCAAGATCAACAACCTCGATGAAACCGGTATGTCTGCTGCTGAGAAAACGGCAAAGAATGCTGCCGGTCGTGGATCTGTCGGGGAGTCCGTGCTTCGGGCTGTTGAGCGCGGTGCCGGCGCAATCCCTTCCGCCATCGTTGCTGGGCCTCTCGCCCCCGTAGTCTACGGGGCTGGTCGCTTGGCTGGTGCTGGCGCCGATAGTCTGGCGGCAGGCCGCATCCGCGCGCTGCAAGAGGTTCTTTTGAATAACCGCGCTGTGCCGTCCGCTGGAGAGCGGGCAGGCGCCGCGCTTCGAGATGCACTTATGAAAGTACGGAGATAATGGGATGGAATGGCAGCGGGGCCTTTAACCGTAATCAGGACTTCACAGCCGACCGCAACGCGGGGCCGCCGGACAGCATCGTAGCGTCCGAGAAGGTCGATGACGAATTCAACAACTATAAAGGCGGTCTTCAGAACTGCCTGACCCGTGATGGGCAAAACGCGCCGACCGCCAATATCAGCTGGGCGGGTAACAAGATTACCAATCTAGGTGCGCCGACATCGGTGAGCGATGCGACCAATAAGAGCTATGTGGACGCAGCGATCGATGCAGACATTGCCGCCATTGGCCCTGTAATAGCGGGTTTTGCGAGCATCACTCCCGCGACCGATGACGCCGTGCTTCTTTCGGACACCTCCGACAGCGGCAACGCGAAGAAGACAACGGTTGCGGATATTCTGGCCTTGATCGAAACCCGTCTGTTTAAGACGGGTATGACGCAGATATTCTTCGGAAGCGCTGCACCTTCAGGATGGATTCTGTGGTTCGGCACGATTGGAAACGCCAGTTCTGGCGCGACGAACCGAGCGAACGCCGATACCGAAGCGCTCTATACGGCAATTTGGAACACATTCGCGGACGCTGAGGCTCCTGTAACTGGTGGCCGGGGTGCGAGTGCCGCAGCAGACTTCGCGGCGATAAAAGCGATTGCCCTGCCGGACGGGCGCGGTTCCGTTCCCGCTATCCTCGACAACCTTGGCGGCACGGCAGCGAGCCGCATCACCACTGCGATCAGCGGTCTCGATGGTACGAAGATCGGTGCTCGTGGTGGCGATCAGCGTATGTTTAAGCACAAGCATACAGCGACCGCCGAACCGCACCGCCACCGCGCAAAGTCAACGCTCGTAGGTGTGACGGCGGGTGGAACACGGGTCGCAACCACCTCTGGTACGTACAACGATGACGATATTATCGAGAATACGACCATTACCGTAACTCTCTCGGATACCGGCGAGGGGACAAGCCAGAACGTCCAACCGACGATCATGATGCCATTTATTGTGAAGCTCTAACCATGTCGAAACGTTCCGTAGCACTTCGCAAACAAGGCAGACCGGGTTGGACAAGTCCCGGCAAGGCGGCAATCATTCGGAAAATGCTGCGCACCTCTGTTGGGGTGCCCGGTGCTATAAATTTGAAGTCCGGAAATACCACTAAGCTCCGTGCTGGCATCGCCGCCATGAAGGCGGGGTCGCGCAACGCAAATATCGGCTTCGTGCATGACAGCACTACCCGCGAGGGTATGACCGGCGTGGGTGGTTCGTTCGATAACCGACTCGGCTACCCGATGTATCTGGCACAGCAGCTCACGTCGTCCGGACTGTCCAGCCGAGCCGACAATATCTTCGGCACGAACGGGCAATCCTCTCTTGATACCTTTATTTCGCAGTTTGAGCCGCGTGTCTCCTACACCGGTACGGCGACGGCAGATGCGACGCTAGATGGGTTTGGTGGGCGCATGTTCCGCACGGCGAGCGGTGCCATCACCTTCGACTTCACCGCCGCACCTGCCTTTGACCGCATCGAATTCATCCACGCGTTCTTTGGTGGTGGTGCTGCGACCGTCAATATTTCCATCAACGGTGGGGCGACGATTCAGACCGTGAATACGAACGGAACTCCCTCCCAAACGCGTAAGACAGTCATCAACTGTCCGCTCGGTTCCCATACCGTCACCGTTCAGTCGAACGGAACTTGTCTTTTTTCCGGCATCAACGTGTTTAACTCTGCCGCGAAATCGGTTGAGCTTTACAACTTTGCGGCTCATGGTGCGACATTACCAACACCATCTGGCGCTCCGCCAATCATGCCGAGCCCGACAACCGGCGCGTATAGCCCATATGGCTCTCGAAAAAGCGTTGGCGTTCTGGCTTTGGACGCGGTGTTCCTGATGTCCGGCATTAATGAATGCCGTCAGGGCATTCCCGTTGACAGTACACCAGACGGATTCAAACAACGCCTCCAACTCGACCACGACACATTCGCAGCGGCTGGCATCGACGTGATCTTTATGACCCCGCTATTCGACGGCGATCCAGCAGGGTCAAATCTGGAGCAATACGCCCAGGTAGTGCGGGATCTCGCGCAGGCGAATGACAAGCCTTGTCTGGATATTCGCGCTTTGATGGGCAGCTATGCCCAAGAGCAGGCCAACGGCTACCTCGGGGATAACGTCCACCTTATCGGCTCGACCGGTAATGCGGCTCTGGCAGCAATGGTGGCTAAAGTAGTGAAATGGGCGGAGGCTAACCCCTGATGGGCGATCAAACGCGCAACAATAGACCGGCGAACGAATTAAGTTCCCATGAAGACGCGACATGCCGGACGAAGTAGCAACCTTTCTCATCCGCTTTCAGAACGAGATTTGGGCGGCCTGTCTCGGCGTGCTGGGGGGCTCGGTTCGGGTCGCCGTAGGGATAGCGGATCGGGAGCGCATGCCGACCGCTCAGGTGTTCGCCATCCTCGTGACGGGCGGCGTTCTAGCCGGGACCAGCGGCACCATGTTCACCAAGTGGCTGGGTATGGGGCCGGAAGCCACGAGCTTCTGCAGTTTCATCGTGGGCATCATGGGAATGAATATCGTCAAGCACGCTATCGCCATGGACGTTGGCAGTTTCTTGAACAGGTCGAAAGCGAAATGAGGAAAGTGGCCTCTACTTTTGTCCGTGTGTGCCTTGACCCCGAGATTGTCGGGCTTGCAGTGCTTATCGCATTCGTGGCCCTGCTGGATAAACACTAAGAAAGCACAACATGTGGAATTGCGTTTAGAACGTAAAATTGCCGCCAACAACGCCGTCATCGGCGTACTTACGGGTTTGTCGGTACCTATCTACACGCTGGAAGACGCATGGCGAAACAATGCGCCCAACGTGAGCTGTATTCCGCCTGCGACATATAAAGTGAAGCCGCACGGCTGGGAGGAAAACACGCCGTTCAAGTACAAGCGTGTCTGGCAATTGCAGAACGTGCCGGGTCGATCAGCAATCTTGATCCACTCCGGCAATAAGCATCAGGACACGCAAGGCTGTATTCTTGTTGGTCTGGGCCTCCAAATCAGCCAAACGCAGAGCATGGTCAATGACAGTAAATTGGCGCTTGAGATACTGCGTAAAGAGATTGGTGAACGCTTCTTTACGATTGTTATTGCCTAAAACAACTTACTAGGTGAGAGTGATCTTGCTTCGTCGTTTAGGGTTCGCCGAAGTTCCTTTGTGTTAAGGGCGGAGTTGTTACCGCCCTTTTTTGTTGCCGACGATTCCGGCTCATGATGTAGTTCTTTCAACGAAAGTCCTAATCATGAAATCCAAAATCTTCCTGACCCTCGGTGCCGTATTCTTGTTCGGCGGCGCTGCCGCTCTCGCTGACTTGTTCGGCATGGCGGATGTGTCTGGCTATCTCAAAGGCCAAGGCGAGACGTTCAAGGCACAATATCGCGCGGAACAGACCAACGACGCTCTGATGGAAACCACCGTCATCACCAAAGAGACGCCGACCGCAGAATAATGTGGTGGCAACCGCTACTCGACTTCGTGAAAACCATCTGGCCCTCCATTGTGGGGGCTGTGAAGCTGATAGTTGCGGCAAAGGTCGGTCAAGCGGTCGCAAGCGGGAAGGCTGCACAGCGTGAACTTGAGGCCGTCCAAGATGCCGCTGATGCTGTGTCTCGCAATAAGTCTCGGCCCGTGGATGAGCGGCTGCGCGACGCCCGTGAGCGGGGCCTGTATCGTGTATCAGCTCAATCGGCCAAGCCTAAGTGAAGACGATACCGTGGAAACACAGCTATCCGTGCAAAACCTCGATGTTGCAATGGAAACGGCCTGCAAAAATTAGCAAGTTGAATCAGTGGTTTGCGGTAGGTAATAGGTAAATGCAGCTCACAGGTTGTGGATAGTTCCTGTTTTGTCGTTTTTTGCCAAAGTAGCCATACTTGCTAACATCAAAGATTCAGCAACAAAAACAGTCGCTTGCGGGTAGATTAGTTAAACGCGGGTTAACACGCGTCGCTCTGTTTACATCGTTGCTATTGCATAGTGCTGCGATTCGGGAGAAATTGCGCAGCGAGCAGCGACCTCTTGTTTTGTTTTTTCAAGCAGAGGTACGCCCATGGAAGACCCAAGAGATTCCCTTAATTTTGAAATTGGCTGGTTCAAAGCAACGGCGGTCGGACGATTCACTATCGTGTCCGTCCTAACCTTTCTTCTGGTTCTGGCGGGATTTGGATGGGTGTTTGGCCTTGGCCAGCTCGGCAACTCGATTTCCGACGCAGTTCCCCAAATCACAATTGGCAAATGAAAACCCGCCGAAGCGGGTTTTGTAGTCGTTATGCGGCTTCATCCCGCCGTTGTTGCTCGGGGAATGCCTTGTCCCATAGGAACTGCGAGGCATGACCGGCGTAGCTGGCGGCATTGAAGACGGCGCGATTGTCCTCCTTCAGCACCTTCAACCAGCTCTCGATGTAGCTGGCCGAACGGAAAGACGCCGGAATGTCCAGACGAGCGCATAAAAACGCCGACCCCAATTCCGCCACGAGCTCCTCGCGGGCATAGGCGGTGTCTCCGAACTTCTTCCCAAACTGACGGTCGAGGCGGTTCTTGTTGCCGCTGGCGTGAATTAGCTCGTGATTGAGGGTGCCCCAGTAGGCTTCCTCGCTCTCGAACTGGTTGGCGTAAGGCATGACAACCTCATCGCCACCCGGATAGTAGGCCGCTCTGTTGCCGCCGTTCTTGATCCGGATGCCAGTGCCTTTGGCGAAGTCGCTGGCCTTGGAATAGATCATGACCTCGCTCTTCGGCTCTTCCTGAACGTGAAGATACTTTTCCGGCACGCCATCAATTTGATCGAGGGAAAACACGGGATAGCTTTTGACGATTGTCGTCGGCTTATCCTCGCCATTCTCCTCATTCTTCTTGATGCCGTGCTTGGTGAAGATGACGTGGGTCGCCTTCTCTCCCTTCCGGACTTTCGCACCGATCTCGTTGATCTGGTTGTAGGTGGCGAACTGGAGATTCCCGAAGCCCCGTTGTGAGGCGGTAAGCCACAACAAGAGTATGTTTCCCCCACTGTACAGCCGTCCGGTCACGAGGTTGGACGGTATCATTCCGACGCCTGAGAGTTTGGCGTCCTTCCAAGGTCTCACCCATGGTGGGGTTCCTTCCTCAAGCTGGCGAATAACCTCCTTAGTAACGGAGGCGTAAAGCTCATTCACTTTCATGGTTAAACCTCGCAAGAGGCCGCAAAGGATCATCTAGCCAAAGGTATCCCTTAGGCCCGCGAAAAAAGATGAAGATGTATCGGCTAGATACGAGAAAGGTAATATATGTGGGAAGCTATGACTATTATTACTGCGCCGTTCAAAGTTGCTTACTGGAGTACAACGATGCTCTGCTCGGCAGTGATCGGATCAGTTAAGTACGCAATACGAATGCAAAAGGGGTTCCGTAAGTGGCGGCAAAAGGTAAAGCCGACACACGGGGATGCTGATTTTGCCTCCGATAAGGTTCTAAAAGATGGCGGTCACTTCGATGCGGGGGGCTGGCTGGTCGGTGTTGTCGAACGCCCAGGGCGATTTCTGTCATGGCGCAAACGACGTAAGCGAGTATTCACTGCCCGTGAAGCCTGTGCCATTGGGATGGCACCGCGCCGTACCGGAAAAACCCAGACAGCGATTGCCCAGCTCCTCGAACTGGCAGGGCGGAAGGCGAAGCCGGATGTGCTGATTGTCGATCCGGCCGGAGACATTCGGATCGCAACGCAGGCTGCATACGAGGCGGCGGGATACCGCGTCATCGTCCTCAATTTTATCGACCCACGCGGTAGTGAGAGCTACGACCCATTCGGCTATCTTAGGCCGCATATGGTCTACGATTTCGACCGGCAGATTGACCAGCTTTGCCAATTGATAATGCCGGACGATGCGAACACGCGTGAAACCCACTTTCAAGAATTCGCGAGAATTCTTTTGGCCGGCACGATGGCGTATCTGATGAAGAACAGGCAAGACGACGCCACACTGTTCCGCGCGGTGGAGCTTCTGACCACCGACTCTAAGGCACGTAACGCAATGTTCACCGACATGCGTAAGTCCCCCGATCCTATTGTAAGGCAGGCGGTAAATGCATTCGATGAGGCTGGTGATAAGGAGCGCGGAAGCTTTAGCACAACCATGACCAGAAAGTTGAAAGTTTGGCTTCGGCAAAGTGTAAAGGCGCTAACGGCAACCGGCGAGGTCGATCCCCAAGGGGCAATCGTAAGAGGTTGGACTTGGGAGGATATCTATCTAGCGGACACCCCGACCGCCATTTACATTCGTACCGGCCTCGGTACCGACGAAGGTGCGGCGGCGCGCCTGATGCTTGGTAATGCCATCAATACGCGTCGTTACATGTTTAACGAAGGAATGACCAAGTTTAAGCGAGATCTGCGAATTCTGGTGGATGAAGCTGTGACCATAGGTAACTGCCAAGCCATCATCGACGCCACCAATGAACTGGGTAAGGCCGGAGTGCGTGTGATGCTTTGGTACCTGTCTACGCGCGATGTGTTCCAGACGTTCCCAAACGCCAAAACACTGGTGAATAACTCGGACATCCTCATCTTCGGCGGCGGTAAGGAGATGGACGCCTATGAGGATTTTAGCCGTATGATCGGGGAAAAGACTATCGAGAACCGTGGCTATTCCCAGAGCAAGCAAGGTGAGAGCCAAAGCGCTAACGAACAGGCGCGACGGGTTATCAAGGCGGATGAACTCCGCCGCTTACCGTTCTACGATATGGTGGCGGTTCTGGGCAATAACGCGACGATGTGCCAGAAGCCCTTTACTATCGGTAAGGATGGCGTGACCTATCACACATAAAACTTGACGCGTCGGCGGCATCGAGAGACGCTGCTTTTGCTTACAGAGCAGTCCGCCAATTTTAGCTAGTTGCGGATTTCTGAAAGAGGAGCCTTGCCGGGCTCCCTTTTTATGGCTCGTAATCGTCATCGACCTCTATAACAGCGTACTGGTCGCGGTTCTCCATGAACTCGGCCAGTGCCTTTTCGTTGCCGGTCTGCTTGAGGTAGGTGATATATTCCTCCTCTGTGATTTCCATGTTCTCGAATGCTTCCAGCGCGTGCCTTGGCTCAAGGCCTTCTGTGAGACGGATGATGGTGGAATCAAACGTTTTCTGCGTTTGGGCGATTTCTTGATCTGAGCCGTAAAGGTGCCTTAGCGAAGCCTTGCGCGTTTCGGCCTCCACGATAGCCTCTAGCATGGCGATATTTGCGATGTCGGATGCATGGCTATAATCAGACTGAACCTGCTCGTGATACTCTGCCTCTTGGTGTGCTAACGCACTTCGTTCCTGTGCCGCCTCGGCTTCCCTGCGGGTCTGGGTCTTCAATTCAAATCCAAATGCGCTTATGCCGAAGCCCTTGAGCTTACCTTTCGCCGTGGTGAGTTGTGAAAGAGTCACCTCAGCTTGGTAAGCCTTCTGCTTGGCAGGCAATAGCGTTTTCGATAGGTGAGACGAAGCAGCAAGATCCGCGCGCTCTTTGAGCGCAACAGCACGCTCGTATCTTTCCTGCGCCTCCTCCAATCGCAGCTTGCAGTCATTAAGTCGGTTTACCTCATGCACAGTCGCATGAAGGAAGCGGATGTTATGAGCAACCAAGCTGGTATGCTCGGTACGCTCCATCTCGATAACAGCCATATCTTCATCACCCGCTAGGGCGTCCTCTGGGTATGCCTCCGGCGAAGGCCGTCTGCCGTGATTAGCTGATTGGCTTTAAGTCCATGCCTTATGTCATACGCTACAATCATTTCCCCCACTGAAGTCTTGTCCGCCGATGACCTTGGCCGTCGTCGGGATTGGTCGGACGAAGAGAAGGTCCGGATCGTCGAGGAAAGCCTGCAGGGTTTTCGGCAGGGTTCGGCGACGGCACGGCGTTATGGATTGTCGCGCTCACTGTTGACGACCTGGCGTCGTCAATACCGAAGCGGGCTTCTGAGCGTCTCCGCGTCAACAGGCTTCGTGCCGCTATCGATTTCGCCGCCGTCGGCGGCATCATCCGAGATGACCTCACCGCCGCAGCCTGAAGACGACAAGACGATCGAGATCGGCCTGCCGAACGGCCGACGGCTCACGATCCCGTCCTCGCTTGACCCAGCCATCCTTGCCCGCCTGTTGCCCGTCGTGGATGCCTCATGATCGCCTTTCCAGCCGGGGTGAAGGTATGGATCGCGGGTGGGGTTACGGACATGCGCTGCGGCATGAACAGCTTGGCGCTGAAGGTTCAGCAAGGCCTTGGCCGCGATCCTCATGGCGGAGAGGTCTTCTGCTTTCGGGGTCGCAAGGGCGATCTGATCAAGGTCCTGTGGCATGACGGGATTGGCATGTCGCTCTACATGAAGCGCCTTGAGGCTGGCAAGTTCATCTGGCCGGTAAGTCAAAATGGCTCCGCCGTGCCCGTATCGTCGGCGCAGTTGGGATATCTCCTGGAGGGGATCGACTGGCGCAATCCACGCTGGACGCAACGGCCTTCCAAGGCAGGCTGATCGCTTAGACTCCACTGTTTTTGTTGGGCTTTCGGCGTGTTCCATGATAGCTTTCGGCCATGGATGATGCTGCTTCGGAGATAGCCAGATTGCGCGCTGCGCTCGCGGCATCGGAAGCGCGTGCCGCCTCCGCCGAGGCCGATCTCGCACAGGTGCGCGCCGTCGTGACGACATCGGAGGCGATGATCCGGCACCTCAAGCTCGAGATCGCCAAGATACGTCGCGAGCAATATGGCCAGAGTTCGGAACGGCGTGCCCGGCTGATCGACCAGATGGAGCTGCAGCTCGAAGAACTCGAAGCCGATGCCACCGAGGACGAGATCGCGGCGGAACGCGTGGCAGCGAAGATCACAAATGTCTCCGCCTTCGAACGCCGCCAACCGACCCGCAAGCCGTTTCCCGAGCACCTGCCGCGCGAGCGCCTGGTCATCGAAGCTCCCACGCAATGCAACTGCTGCGGCTCGGCCCGGATCGTGAAGATGGGCGAAGACATCACCGAGACGTTGGAGATCATTCCGCGCCAGTGGAAGGTGATCCAGACGGTGCGCGAGAAGTTCACCTGCCGGGACTGCGAGAAGATCAGCCAGCCACCGGCTCCCTTCCATGCGACACCGCGCGGATGGGCGGGACCGAACCTGCTGGCGACGATCCTGTTCGAGAAGTTCGGCCAGCATCAACCCTTGAACCGCCAGGCTGAGCGCTACGCCAGGGAAGGCGTCGATCTCAGCCTCTCCACGCTGGCCGACCAGGTCGGGGCCTGCGCGACGGCGCTGCAGCCGATCCATGACCTGATCCGTGCCCATGTGCTGGCAGCCGTTCGGCTGCATGGTGACGACACCACCGTGCCGCTCCTGGCCAGGGGAGCAACACGGCAGGCAAGGTTATGGACCTATGTGCGCGATGATCGTCCGTTTGCAGGCGGCGCGCCGCCTGCGGCGCTCTTCTACTTCTCCCCCGATCGCGAGAAGACCCATCCCAATCGACATCTCGCCGGGTGGCATGGCACCCTCCAAGCCGATGCATACGGCGGCTATAACGATCTCTATCGTGCCGATCGAAGCCCGGGGCCGGTCAAGAGTGCACTCTGCTGGAGCCATGCGCGGCGCAAGTTCTTCGAACTGGCTGACATCGCCGGCAACGTGCGCAAGGGCAAGCCCGCCCATGAGATATCGCCTGTCGCGCTTGAGGCCGTGGCCCGCATTGACGCGCTCTTCGACATCGAGCGCGGAATAAACGGCATGTCCGTCGAGGACCGGCTTGCCGCTCGGCAGGAGCATGCTCGCCCACGCGTCGAGGAATTGCACGACTGGCTCAGGGCACAACAGGCTCAGATGTCGAAGCACAATCCCGTCGCCAAGGCGATCAACTACATGTTCGAGAAGGAGGGACGCTGGGAGGCCTTCACCCGGTTCCTTGATGACGGCAGGCTATGTCTGACCAACAATGCAGCAGAGCGCGCCCTGCGCGGGATCGCTCTCGGAAGAAAGTCCTGGCTATTCGCCGGCTCACAGCGCGGAGGCGAGCGTGCCGCCTTCATGTATTCTCTGATCGTCACCGCCAAGATGAACGACATCGATCCGCAGGCCTGGCTGGCGGACGTGCTCGCTCGCATGCCTGGCATCCCCGTATCGCGGCTGCCGGAGCTGTTGCCGTGGAACTGGTCTTCCCCAGGCCACGTCTGCCAGAAAGCAGCCTGATGGCGCGCCCGACGCATGTCTACACGATCGACTATGTCGCCTCGCTGATCGGCGAGAACATTGAACTCCTCCAGCAAATCGCCAGCAATTCCGACAACATCGATTACGGCGAGATGATCCACGCCCACGACGGAAGCGAAGAGGGCATCACGACATTCACCGACCGGGGCATCGAAAGCTTGAAGGAATTTATCGCCGACATTCGCACCTGGGAAGGCGGGGTCCGGCAATTCCTGATCGACGAGCAATGCGATCCGGAAAAAATCGAGCGCATCATGGCGGACGAGCCGAAATCATAACCCCCGCGGCCCTCGCCGGATGGATACTCCTCTGGTGAAGTTTCAATGTCCGAAAGGTCATCCACATCAGAAGCCTCCGCCGAAGGTGTCTCAAGGGCTTCTTGATTGTCGTTCTCTGCTTGCAGCTCGTAGCCATCGTGGACTTTAACGCGCACGTCATAGCCCATTTCTGCGAAAGCTTGATTGGCGACGCTTTCCCATTCCAGCTTGATGCCATGGGTGCTGTTACGCTCGGTGGTGCCATAGACCCGCTTGCCGGTTTCTACATCCCGGTCAATGAAGATAAAGTGGGCATGGTGGTTTCGGGTGTCGAACCCTTGAAGGCTAAAAAGGAATGGAGTGCGACCCATTCCAAGCCGGTTCCCGAAACGCCGTAAAGTCTCGATAGCGTCCTTCTCGGAAACGTCATGCGGCACGGATATGATGAACTTATCCAGCACACGGCCATTTTTTCTAAGGCCGTTTTCGTGCTCCTCCAGAAACCTTTGGACAGCATGATACTGTTTGGGCATCCGTTCCGAATAAACGTACTGTGTCGCCTCTTGCCGCATGATGTAACGGGCATGGGCCATAGCAGTGTAAGGCTCTTTCTGGTGAGCCTTACTGATGTGGTTATGCTTTAAGAAGGCTGTGACCGTTGCCATACCACGACACCATAACATGCGTAGCGGCTAACGCGGGTTTCGGATGAAACCCATATTGTCGCCCTACCCATATACGCTATCGCTAACCGTCAAAAATCACAGTCGCCATAAAGGCGCATAACAGTGCTTTGCGGGTCACTTAATTAAAAGCTCACACATGGCTTTTGAATAGCAATAGATCCGGTGGCGTATAGTCACTATCAGGCTTGCAGGCACAGTGTATAACTCGTTCGTAAGGGTAGAAACGCTCATATGCTGCTAAGTTAGCTCCGACATAGTGCCACTCATTTAACCTAGCATCCGGGTGCCAGACGAGCGCATAGGAAGGGTAAACACGTTTTGACTCTGGATGTGTCGCTTCGGTCACAGGCGTCGAATATAGTGCCTTTTCTGTCCAGAGTGCAAACAGTGGGGCATCTTGAAATGACGACACTACGGCGAACGTGATGCGAGATAACAAAGGCGCATCACGTTCGTTTTTATCAACTTGCAGGAACTCAGATGTCAGATTGCGAGCTTGTTCAGTAAAGTCCTTTGCGCCGTTGGTATGCCATTCTTCTCCTCTTTTGATTAAAAGGATCAGAGTAGAGAGCTTCGGGTTTTTGAGCCGAGTTAAAAAAGCTCTCCTATTAGCTGTGTAAAACTGATCGAAATCGACAGTTCTCAGGATGAGGTGATTTGCTTCCCTAATCACAGAGTTGAAGTCATGCTGCCTATAATCTGGGATAACGTCAGCCAGACCTATATCTCCAAAGCGTTCGACCGCCTGCGCAGGGGGCCCATCTTTCCTAATCCAAAGTTCTTCAAGGGCGTGATGGATGATGTGGCTTGGCGATATCCCGAAATGCTCGCGCATCTCCAAAAGCTTACCGTCGACGTATCCGTTTGGTAGCGAGAGATTAAATGTATCGGGTCGTTTGTCAGTCTTACCAATCAGTCTGTTGCGGCCCATCGAATCAACCCTCTGCGCATAATTATGCGTGTAAAGTTTTTGTTTTTTTCCGCGTAGTCAATCAAAGCTCTGATGGCGATGCTTTCCACACCCCGACGCTTTCGGCCACACAGCGGCTCGGCGGGGTGAGGAGATAGAAATGGGAAAGATGCAGATATTCCGCCCAGGTCAGCCGATCAACTTTCGTGGGCGTGGACCTGTGGAGCATCGCAAGTCAGATCAGCGGCAATGCCCGTCATGGCTTCTAGCTAAATACAAGAAGTTTCGTCCTTCATACTCATACAGCAACGGCCTCCACCCTGTGGAACTTGAAAAAGTAAGATGGTGGCCGGATACCCGAGAATGGGTTGCTGTTTACTATGCCAATCTGCATGCCACTCACAACATCAATGACCGGTCGTGCGAGAAGTACGTCTGGGCGTGGCGGGGTGACCGCATGGTTGAGATCAAGCAGTTCGGAACCAACAATGTATGGCGTGCATCAAGGCCGGACTGGAAAGGCTAATCAATGAGAATCATCGAGATGATGTTGCAACTCGCGTTGCGGCTAACGGAGATGCTTGTCCGCATTTCGCTCGATCTCCTCGTCGCCCTGTTAAAGGGCGGCGGGAAACTTATCGCCGGACTTCTGAGCAGCTTGTTTAGTGCAAGAGGCCAACAGCCTCAAAAGCAGAACTGGCCGCAACGTAAACCCAAAGCGAAGAGGAGGAAAGGATGGCAGAGAACAGAACGATAAAGGGTGTCGGACTTATATCCCTACTGACACTTCTTCCTTTAGCGGTGAATCATGTGATCTTTACCGCTTCGGGCTTTCCAGCTCTCTATTGCTGGTTCAGTCCGGCGCTCGGAAGCCTGTACATGGAATGGGGCATTGTGCTATTGTATGCGGTGTCCGCTTTCGTCGCTCTCAAGTTATTCCGAGGGCAAATGTACCCCGCACTTGGCGGAGTGGTCGTCATCATAGGAATAATCCAATTGCCGAACTTGGCGGAACACGCGTTCCGGCTAGGAGGCACCTGTGGATGAGCAACAAGCCATGCGGGAAGCAATCGCCTTAAATCACGGCATCACGCTGTATGAAACATACCCAGAAGCAAAAGTAGCAGCCATGCTTCGCAAAGACCATTCTACGCTTAAACGATGGCGTCGGAAGGGGCTGGTGCCATACATCGCCTTGGGCGGTCGTGACATCAGGTACTTTGGCTATCAAATCGCTGACATGCTGATGAAGGGTGTGAAAGAGGATGGCTAAGTACGCGCGGAAGGAATACCGCGTGGGGGACTACTGGCTCGGTCAACGGGCCGGTAGTCCTGCGTGGTACCGGTGCTTCTACGAGGAGAAGGACAAACGCACGAAGCGCGTAAGCCTTGGCACCGACGACTTTGAGGTGGCAAAGGTCAAGCTCGATGAGTGGTATCTGGAGCAGCGGATGCGGACAGCGCAAAACCTGCCCGCCACCGATGTGACCTTGAAAGAGGTGTTTGACGATTATCTCGACCGTCATGCCATCAAGCTCCGTTCCTACGCATCGACCAAGATTGTGCTTCGCTACTGGCGGGAGTTCTACGGGGACAACGCCACCGTGGAGGAATTGCGGAATATTCGGAAGCAAGAGGAATTCCGTGAACTGCTGTTGGCCAAGAACCTCAAGGTGAGTAGTGTCAATCGGGTGCTAGAAGCGGGACGGTCCGCCATCAACCGCGCCTACAAGCGTAACGTCCTTGCCGCCGTACCTTTCATTCAATCGCTGCCACGGGAAGAAAGCCCGCCGAAGGGGCGTCCGCTCTCAGTGGCGGAAATACGCCTTCTCTATACGCACGCTGCCGACCATATCCGGTTGTTCCTCATTCTGATGCTGGGAACTGGCGCGCGTAACGAGGCGATATGCCACCTGACATGGGAGCAAATCGATTTTGAGGAAGGGCTTATTTACCTGAACCCTCAAGGCCGAAAACAAACGTCCAAACGGCGAGCCACCGTCAAACTTGTGCCGTTCGTGCGGGAGGTTCTTGCGCCGATGGATAAAAGCACGCCTTTCGTTATCATGTGGCGGGGTGCTGGCATCGACAAAGCCATCAACGGTATCCGTAAGGCTGTGGGTCGGGCTGAGATGGATCGTAAGGTGACGGCCTACTCTTGCAGGCACACTGTGGCCCGTTGGCTGCGGAAAGAAGGCGTCTCGCCTTGGGAGGTTGGGTCGCAGCTAGGGCACAAGATGCCATCTTATAACATCACGGAAATTTACGCCTCGGCCTCGCCGGACTACCTAGAAAAGAGCGCTGTCGCGATAGAAAAGCTGCTACGTGCCGCTATACCTTTGGACGCGCCGCCAATCCCAAGCGCGCGCTGA